TTATTCATAAGCTTTCCCTATTCTTTTGCCAACAACAGCTCCTTGTTCAAACTTCGCGTTTTTTATATCCACGATCAATACTCCTTTTAGTCCGGACACACCTTCTTTTTTAGCTTCTTCAAGAAATTGCGAAGCAAGTGCGTCATATCCGGAAGCTGATTCAGCGTCAATGGCAATAATCAAATAGCCGTTATCGGTAACAACAGCCTTTTCGCAGGTGAATCCTGTGATGGTTTCGATGTATTTATCTGCACCAGTTACCTCTGTCTTGCTTTCTCCGCATGAAAAAGCAATGATTAGAATTAATGAAAATAGGATGTTTCTCATAATCATTTATTTTAGAGTATTGCTATCTTTTTTGTTTCATCATTGTATTTTACAATATAAAATCCAGATTGGAGTGGTATTGATACATTGTTTTTCACTGATGAACTAAATACTAATGTGCCGTTTATATTGTAGATTGAAACATGAGTATTTTGAACTGTTTCTAAAACAATATTTCTTCTAATAACTCTTATATTCACATTATTAAAGGAAACACATTCGTTGTCAACAGTGTTTTGGTTATATTCCTTAATGTTTTTGAATTCACTCCAATATTTTGATTCCCAGGCATATTTGTTATACATTCCATTAGGAACAAATAATTTGCATTCAGTTTTGGTTCGTTCATCAAATGAGTCATCTTTGATTGAAAATGGAACTCCTGTACAATATATTTTATCTATATGACAACCTCTAAAAGCATCACTTTCTATATAATCCATTGATTCTGGGAATATGATTTCTTGTAAGTTTTTACAATTGTCAAATGAATGTTTTAATATAGCGCATTTGCTTTTTATAGTTAATTTATTAATTCCTATACATCCATAGAAAGAGTATGGCCCTATCCATGTTACAGAGTTTGGAATATCTATTTTATTTAGTTTTTCACACCCCCAAAATACCGAACCTGAAAATGTCGTTATTTGTTCAGGTAAAGTGATATCAGAAAGATTTGTACACATGTAAAAAGACTCGTATCCAAGTGCCAATGTTTTTTGTGGCAGTATGATAGATTTTAGATTAGTGCAATTCTTAAAGGCTTCTTCCGGTATGACATTGTCTTCATCTCCTTCTCCGTGAATATAAGAATCGAACATATCTACATATTCTAAAGATCCATTTTGCACCATATTCCTAAGTACAATAATATCTTCATTGTTAATGTTGCCAGTTAATGTAATGTCTGAAATATTATTGATTTCTGTATTAATCTTAGAGAAAAGAGTACCGGCTATTTCAAGATTTATAGTTCGTTTATTCTGTGCATTTGCAGAAATAAAAATAAATAGAAAAAATAGTGTTTTCTTCATTTTGTTTGTAATTAGTTTGTTTATTGTTTGATGATTTTTATAGGACCATTGCTGTACTCCTTTGTTACGCATCCTAATACCAGGTCTATATGTCTTATGGTTTCTTTAGGAATCCGGATAGGAGAATGAATCAATCTTCCGTCTGAATATGTACTTTCATTGCTACTGTACGCGAGAATGTAGTCTTCTCCTCCATCTTGAAGTCTTTTTGTTATCCTAAACTCTGTAGTCTCAATAGAATAATTGCGTCCCCATATTATCAATCTATTATCTTCTACTCGTTTTAATGCAAGGATACTACCACTTGGATACTCAATCATGCTATCTCCATAATGACGGATTGCTGCGGTTGCTTCTGGGAACCAGTCGCCGGCGTCTATCAATTCGGAAGGAGCTATGTGACCTGAATTATCTGCGACCATTGTGTTGACACCTCCAATGCTTGCAACGTCATCATAAAAAGGGATTCGTTTTTTTTCACGAAAAGAATCTGAACTACTTTTTAAAGTAGATTCTCTTTCGTTGTTTATGGTTTCTACATTAGAAGTGGAGATTTTATAATAATATTTATTTACAATTTCTTCTCCAAAATTCTTTCGTAGAACATCCATTTGCTCAGTCGTTAAATCTCTATCGCTTTTTTCTTGCATAGAAATATTGTTTTGCTTGCAACCAAATAAAACAGCAATTTCAGATTGTGTCTTATTAACTTCTTTTCTTAAGCCTTTTAAATTATACATAACATCAATGATATATCATTTTTATTATCTTTGTGTCGGAATCAAGTTGCGGATGATACCGACTAAATTGTTAAACTGTTCCCGTAAGGGACTATATAGGCGACTTCCTCAAACCGCAACTTTGGGGTTGTCGTCTTTGCTTTATCACTATGGATGACAATAATAAACTTCCGTATCAACAGGCTACCAAAGAGTCTATTCTGAATTTAGCAATTGAACGCTATAAATCAGATGTACAAATTCAATGTGATATTTGGAATAGACGCAATGTTAACGCTTCTTTTCCATGTCATTTGAACCATCTACTTCAATATTCGGGATTAAAACTGTTATCTCCCGAAGAGTATAAGAAAGTCCAAGATGAGATAATTGAAAGCTTACATAAATTACTTTGATTGCTTAGGCATAATACCTAATCGTGCAATTCTCGAAACTAATTCTTCATATCCTATAATTTTATCTGTATCTTTTACTTTTGTGAGCAACATAAGTATTCTATTTTTCCCACTCTCTAAAACCTTGATATCTTCTGGAACAACAATCATCTCCAAAAGCACCTTAACTATTGTATTACAAGTCTCAATTTCTCCGATATTCGAAAAGTGGTATAATGAGCTTATTCTGTAATCTAAAAATCGATACTCAACTCCTAAAGGATCAGACTTAAGTAAAATGTAATAATAAAAATCAGAAATAGCATTGGTTGTTAAAGCGTTATTTCTTTCCGTGCTTATGAGTGCCGCGGTCTTAGCTTCTTCTAATTCCTTGCTTTTCTTATTTATATCTATAAATGTATATATCTGCCATCCTATTAGAATTGTCACTAACAATGATAATACTCCTACTATCACTCCTTGGTAATCAAATCCCAATTCTGCTTTATGCGGACAAGCTACACATATTGCAACTAAACTAATAAGTACAGCTACAGAACTTAATAATAACGCCCAACTCTCTTTCTTCATAACCACTCTATATAATGTACGCAAGAATACGGAAAGGTTAAATAATGTTTATGTACTGAATGATTGAATTTCATGGAATCATATTTGGGTTTTAACTGATAATATGTTTTCTACAATAAAGAGTTTTCTTATTTTACTTTTGTGTAATTTTATATCATCATATCTGGAATTTTCGCTACGTAGGATAATATAGTTTTTTTCATCCTGTTCATATCTGCGGATATATTTAATCATCCTATATTCGTCTAAAAGTATTAAATAGATTTGCCCGTAGAAGATGTCTTCCCAGTTAAATATTTCTCGAATAACAACTCTATTCCCATTATATATTACTGGTTCCATGCTATCACCATTAGCCGTTACTATTTTGGCAGTTTTACTTATTTCTGGCAAATTAACTGAACCGATAATTCTATCTTCTGCAAATTCTATTTCTCTATTATCCATCCCGCAAGTCGCATCTATATCATATACTAAAGTCCCACTAAAAGAACTTTCGTTTATGTCAGATTCGGTTATTTTTATGGTTTTGTTATATGAACTTTGTTCATTGTTGACAACCGGGAAAATCTCACTGATTTTTTTGCTCATGGTTTCGTTATATGGTACACGACCATTTATCATATCAGATAAATATGTCTTTTTAACCCCTAAACTATCAGCTATTTGGGATTGATTGAGTGAATATTCATATTTAATCCTGCTAATTAAGTTTTTAAATTCTTGATTTATAGCCATAAAACATAAATTAACTATTTATATATGAAAATAGTTCATATATAGCGTTGATTATATGAATTAAGTTCATATCTTTGCATCATCAATCAATCACGAAAGCAAAGGTAAGCGATCGTGTTGAGTAAAGCAATAATACGAATACATTAAAATACACGATTATGGCACGATCTTATGAAACAGCATTAGCAGAACTCGAAAACAAAAAAGGCGAGTTAGAAGCGTTGAACACGATTGGCGAAGAAGAAGTCTGCTATATATACAATGTAGATAGCAAGTCTGAGATCGTGAAGATTCTCTCTAATGAAATAGAAGTTCTTGAAAGAGAGGTTGAATATCTCACCCCACTGGATTGGTCTAACGATCCTGTTGCCGAAATATTTGGTGGCTACGAAGCAATGAACAACTATTTATACTAACACATAAACACACACGATTATGAATATATTAGTTACTGAGAATTACAATCGTAAAGATATTTTCGAGATTGTAGATGAATATCCTCATGGTTATATAGTTTGGCCAATCGGCAGACGAAATTTTCCGTTTACAGGCTACGTGCCTCTCGCAAAGCCAACCGACGAACCTTATCATATTGATATTAATACGCTAAAGGCAATCAAGGTTAATGATAATGTCGCTGATCACATTCTTAATGAAGCCTCATTTAGAGGGGTGGATAAAGCAAAGTTTCACCACATTGTATCAAGTTTTAACCGGTAGTCTTTGGACTACTTTAATATACACACGATTATGAAAACTTCAAATTTTAGACACAAAGTATTTTGCATGGCTTACGAACTTATGAAAGCAACAGGTAAAGCGTTCGCGGTATGTCTTTCACGCGCATGGGCATTGTACCGTTTGACAAAACAAATGCACAAAGGTATCGTATCATTCGCCTATGAAAAGTCTGATGGTTCACTTCGCAAAGCCAAAGGTACGCTTAAAGACATTCAGAATCTTATCAAAGGTACTGGTTCTGAAAACTACAAGACGGTTCGCTATTTCGATATTGAGGCGAACGGATTCAGATCGTTCAAAGTAGAAAACTTCATAACGATTTACTAAAGCAAAGGGCATGAGCCGAAAGTGTTCGGCTGGTGAAGAAAGGCGTTTCTGACCGGGTTCGATTCCCGGATGCCCACAGTAAGTTCTTTGTCTTATTTCAACCTTAGCACTCGCAGAAATGGAGTTTAAGCGAAAGGATTACAAAGTATAATGTATAAACGTGGTGAGCTTTGAGCCATGACCCACAGGGATACATTATAGATAAAAGAATTGTCAAAGGGGCAAGTTCCTTGCGGTGTTATGTGTCAGACATTGGTTAACCGTTGCCTCTTTTCAAAATACAACCTGGTTCTGAAAGCGCGACGCTGCCTATCGGATGGGCTGCCGGGTACAAATAAAATAAATGATATGGAAGTTTTAGGTGTATTTATATTCGCAGGTGGTGCTTTTGGAGCACTTTTTTTTCATCAATATGCCGATGGTTACAAACCTTATCTTATTATAAGAAACTTTTTAATAGCTGTCGCTATATCAGGCCTTATAGTTTTTGCTATAGGCCTTTATAGGTACTCCAAAATGCCTATTTATGAATATAAAGTAAGTGCGCATTATATTGATGGTAGCACAAAGACGCTATTATTTGATAGTAAATATGATCCTAAAATAAACGCGGCTCGTGGGACATATTGGATTGAATACGGCGCATATACAGAACTTGGCGTTGTGAGGTTTGAAATAATAAGCAAGAAGAAAAGATAATTAAAATATCATAGCACATGAATTACAACATTGAACTAAAACATCAAGAAAAAGACAATCAATTGACAATATCCATACATGTTGAAGATTTGCCAATCAATTGTCTGAAAAATTTGGAGTACATAAAAGAAGATGCCGAGAAAGCGGTTACTTCTTACTTGGACCTTTTACGCGGAGAGAAAGTTAGTCATGAAAAGTCTCCAGATAATCAGTGAAGCATTTCAAAAGGAACAAGAAATTTTTAAAGACATCGTTTTCTTGCGGAAACGTTTTAATTATACACCCTTTGCATTTATTTGGCAGATCTACCAACTCTCTATTTAAAGGCAGATTTGGATCAAATGAATAAACCAAGTGGGTAAATTTTATAGCTTGTTCATATAACGGTTGTCCATCAAGAAACATCTTGCTTATTGATGGTTCAAAGGTGTTATACTCGTCAAGTAAATCTTCGACTTTAGAACGAATGTCTTTAGCCATGCTCAGGTACTTTTCTGATTTCATACTTCTTAATTTTTAAAGTTTGCACCACAAAGTTAAGAAAACCCTCTGAAGAGGCGCGAAGCTACTGATCGAATCAGCCGGAGGGCACAAATCAAATCAAACAGTCATGAAGGTAATTTTTTATTCAAGAGTGCAGCTAATTTTATTCATCTGCGCAGTACTGATGTCGGCTACCTGTTTTGTTGGCATGTTCTTTAATCCGTTTCACGTATTAACATTCGTGATGTCGGTTATTCTAACGATCGCCATTTATAAAGAAAAAAGTTGGTAACTATTAATAATAATGTATATGGAAACAAAAGGTATTGAAGAAATGACAAGAGAGGAACTGATTGAATTGGTGTCGTCTCTTAATAAAGACCTCGAAAGTACAAAAAAGGACCTCGAACTTTATAAAGATTGGAAAAATCGAGAAGAAGCAGCCAAAGTGTTAGCTGAAAAGAAAATGTTGGCTATTAAGGCTTTTCTTGAAGTTGTTTAATTCGTTTTGTGTTTAGATTAGCAAAAGCAGCCGGGTGAAAACCCCGGCAAACGGGCGGGCGTATGGAATGCTCTGCACACAGCCGGAAGTGTGTATGCCGGATCGTTACCGGTTCCGTCCACATTCAATTAAATATAATCAGTTTATGGAGAAAAAAGTGGAAATTATGCCTCGTATGAGAGACTTAAAGAAAGGGAAGAAAGTAGAATTTCCTATCGATAAAGTCTGCACAGTGCGCAACAATGTTTCATTGCTTAATGCACAAGGGTACAAAAATGGACATAAGTGGAGATCGGAAACTAATGTTCCGAAAGGGATAGTTACAGTATTTAGAGATTCCTGATTCAAACTTTAAATACACACGATTATGAAAGTATTTACCGAGTTAACGCCCGAATGTGACATTACAGCACAAATGTACGCAGCCGGGTATGAAAAAAAGGAGATTGCCGTATTGAAGCATCGTGCAGTAAGTACGATAAATAACCAGCTTCAGACAGCATTTTTAATTTTGGGTGTTCGGAATGGGAGGAAGTTGGCATTAAAGTTAGCCGAGAGGATATCAGGTATCCGGTTGACGCTGGACTTTTCGCCGGCCATGAGATCATTTGTTGCTTGTGTACTTTTGATTATTCTTTGTGTTGATAGTCATTTAGACATGAAACGGCAAAGAGTCCGAATCCGTTCTAACACGAATGTAGAACTTATCGCCCGTGTCCGTGTAAGAGCGAGAGGGCGAGATATACCATTTCTTTATGGAAATTGATGTTTGGCAATTACAGAATATAATAAAAGCAGCTGCGAAGGAAGCGGTTAGCGAATATGCGATCTCCAAGGATCCGGTCATTGATGAGATTACGGAAACGCAAGCTATACGACTTGGATTTGGTAGAAGGTGGTTGGCTCATCAGTGCGCTACGGGAGCATTGACTTGGAAAAGGGCTGGTGTACATAGGAATAGTCCTAAAGTTTATTCGCTGAAGAAACTTAAAGAATTGAAGGATGGTATAGATCCTTTATTGAAGTCTCTAATATAATTACTAACTAAAAATATAACAATCATGAGTTTAATCAGAAAATCAACGGAATTGAATATTCCAACAAACGTAAAGATGATGATTTACGGTCAAGCAGGTATGGGTAAGAGCACAGTAGCTTTGAGTGCACCAAAGCCTCTGTTGTTGGATTTTGACAATGGTGTTAAGCGTATGAATATGGCTCATTTGGAGAATATTGACACTGTACAGGTCACTTCTTGGAATGATGTTCAGCTGGTTTTGCAAGAAGATTTGTCTGTTTATCAGACTATTGTGGTTGATACCATTGGTAAGATGATGGATTTTATCATCACTTATAAATGTGGAACCAGGCAGCCATCTATTCGAGATTGGGGCGGTATCAATGCTGAATTTTCTTGGATGACAAGAACGCTATCAAGTCTGAAGAAACATATCATTTTTGTTGCCCATCGTGACACAAGAAAAGAGGGTGATGATACGGTGTTTATTCCTGCCTTACGTGAGAAGTCCTACAACTCCATCGTCACCGAACTTGATTTGTTAGGTTACTTGGAAATGAAGAGTGAGAGAGGAGTGCAGAGACGTACTATTACTTTCGATCCGACATCAAGGAATGACGGAAAGAATACTTGTAACTTGCCTTCAGTGATGGAAGTACCTACCATCCTTGACAAAAACGGCAATCCGACGACCAAGAATGATTTTATCTCTACTCGGATTATTGCTCCATATCTTACTATGTTGCAATCAAAAAAGGCTGAACAAGAAGCATATAACAAAGTGCTATCTGATATAACAGGTTGTTTAGAATTAGTTGCCGACGCAGCTTCAGCGAATGACTTTATCGCCCATATTGATGATTTCAACCATGTGGGAAGTTCAAAGATGAAAGCCTCAATGATGTTGGCAGCTAAGGCGAAAGAATTAGGACTGATTTTTAACAAAGAGACTAAAACTTATTCAGATGCAGCCTAAGTATAAGATATATGCAACATTATTGGATTCTTACTTCAATTACCTTAATAGCGATGTCATATATGAGCGTTATTATGGGTGGAGTGAGAATCCACCATGTACGGAAGAAGAGTTTCGGCAGAAGCAGTTTCAAGAACTGATAGACCGTATTAACCGTAAACCGTTTGACAGCGAAGCTGCCGACAAGGGTACGGCTTTTAATGAGGTCATTGACTGTATGATTGAGAACCGGAAATCTGAAACGGTGCAGGTAGAAAAGATATATTCTGATATAGGGAATGGCGAGCAAAAGGTTATAGCCTTGAAAGCCGTTTATAACAATCGTTCATTTGTCTTTCCTATATCCCTTTGTCGTGAGTTCGCAAATTACTACAAAGGGGCGTTGACGCAGCAACGTGTAGAGGCAATCCTTCCGACTGCATACGGCAATGTATTGGTTTACGGTCTGATTGACGAACTGATGCCTACCAGTGTTCACGACATCAAAACAACCGGTAGTTATACCGTGGGAAAGTTCAAAGATCACCACCAGCATTTAGTATATCCATACGCTTTAATGAAGAACGGTTCTGATGTACGGACATTTGAGTATAACATTGTAGAGTTCAACAAAGGCGGCTATGTGGTAGATACCTATACAGAAACATACGTTTTCAATCCTGAACGTGATATTCCTATTCTTACTAATCATTGTGAGGAGTTTATCCGGTTCTTGGAAGAAAACAGAGCACTTATAACCGATACTAAAATCTTTGGAAATGGATGATATACGACTTGAAAAATGAATACCAAATACCCAAGTTTAAGGAGTATGTAAATAAACTGTTCAAGGAGCGGGCCGTTGTGGAAGTAAAAAAGAAGCTTCCTAACCGCACGCTTGCCCAAAACAGCTACTTGCATCTTCTTTTAGGGTATTTCGGTAGTGAATACGGTTGCAGCCTCGATGAAGCAAAAATTGATTTTTATAAGAGGACTTGCAACCGTGATTTGTTTGAACGTAAGACGGTCAACAAGAAAGGCAATGAAGTAACCTATTTACGCAGTTCTGCCGAACTGACAACAGGTGAAATGACCCTGAGTATTGACCGTTTCCGTAATTGGAGTGCATCAGTGGCAGGTATCTATCTGCCGGCTGCAAATGAACATCAAATGCTGATATACGCCCAGCAGGAAATACAAAGAAATCAAGAATTTATTTAGTTATGATAGAAACAAGAAAAACAGAAATCCGGTATGTGACATCTGACCCAAAGAAGATGCTCAACATGTATCTTGCAAAACGTGTCCTCAAAACATGGGAGGAATCTTTCATTGATGAAGATACCGGTGAAACAGTAACGATTGAACGGAATGAAATTCTTTTCGACCGTGGTACGCTGATAGACCAAGACATTTTGGCGAAAATTCGTTTCAGCATGGAAGCTGACGGTATCAGGGAAGTGGAAGTCAGCAATCAGAACCGTTTGGCGTTCGAGAATGAAAATAATGTGTTATATCCGCATATTGCCCAAGCGGAAATAGGAGGTAAGAAAAGCAAGTTCCTGCTTTACGCAACAGGGTTGGAGAATGCTTGCACCATATTGAAAGACTACATCGAGCTTAATTATCAATCGGGATTCACCTTAACGATGGCAAAGGAATTCGATTCCTGCGTGATTCTTACCGACAATTTGAAAGAGCGCAAGGTTGATGACGCTTCGACTGCCTATCTCAAAAATGAAATCACTATGGCAGAATACGCTGACAAGATGGACGATGAGACGGAAGATAGTGACGAAGAAGCCAAGCCGGATGAAAAGAAGTTCTACCAGATTGAGACGAAAATCACATTCACGGATGGGGAGAATGAAGACGAAAGGGTTCAGACTTTTGTCGTGAACACCTTCAACGTTGACCGAGCGATGATGCTTATTACCCACTACCTCAAAAACAAAGAGGAGGAATGTGAGAAACAAGCCAAAGAAAAGGGACATGTGTTCAGAAAGAGGGAAATCCATACAGCCATTGAATCTGCCAAACCTATCCCGGTAGGTAGATTCATTCCTAAAGAGTTTTCAATGGTTTACGTGGAATAACGTTGTTTAGCCTGCCTGTCCGGTCTGTGAAGATGGGACGGGCGAACATGGGCGTAGACGCTGGCTGCGTTTCCTTATTGTGGATAAGTGTACAATATGCACTGTAAGGACTTGTTGATTTATGAAGCTTCAATCGGCAAGTTAATCATGATTGCTGGCACTGCCCAATTATGGTTTGGAGGGTTCGATTCCCCTACGCTCCTCATGAATGTGAGCCACACATAAATGGCACGGGTTTTAAATAATGGTTGTGCCCCGGAGAATACGCTCCGGGGCTTTTAATTGGCAAAGATTATGAGAATAGACAAAATTAAGACAGTAGGTCAGCTTAGAAAGGTCATTGAAAATCTTTCTGACGATTACGAGATAGAAATGCGTATCAGACGGAAATTGTCGGATGAAGACATAATCGAGTTGCATAAAAAGTACGGTAAGATATATCCTTATCCATACGAAACAAGTTATTCAGAACTTGAATTTGATGATGTAGGTGTGTCTGATAAAGTATTATGCTTGGGAGTTGAACTAAAAGACGAATGATATGCCGTACTACATAAAAAGAAAAAAGGCAAAGAAGAAAGACAAGCCTTTGCCACTGTTTGACAAAGCTGGTATAACAGTAAAGAAGAAGCCGGATTTGAAGGCAAAACTTGATAAAGAGTTTTCCCTTTTCATCCGGCTTCGTGATTGTATGCCTAATGGGGTTTTTCGATGTATCAGTTGCGGGCAAATAAAGCCCTTTGAACAAGCTGATTGTGGCCACTATTTCAGTCGTACACATTTGGCGACCCGTTTTGATGAAAACAATTGTCATGCCGAATGCCGACACTGCAATAGATTCAAAGCCGACCATTTAGAAGGGTATCGGGTGAATCTGATTGATAAAATCGGACAACAGAAATTCGCTTTACTAAAAGTGAAAGCTGCTGGTACTACTAAAATGACTGATTTTGAGTACGAACAATTAATCAAGTATTACAAAACACTGAACAAGAAGTTACGAAAGGAGAAAGGTGTATGAGTTATATTTTGCGTGATTATCAACAACAAGCTTCTGATTCAGCCGTCACCTTCTTCAACAACAAGACGAAGAAAACAAACGCCATTATGGTGTTACCCACCGGTAGTGGAAAGAGCCTTATCATAGCTGACATCGCTTCAAGACTTGACGGTCATACATTGGTATTCCAGCCGAGCAAGGAAATTCTTGAACAGAACTTCAAGAAACTTTGTTCTTACGGGATTCTCGATTGTAGCATTTATTCCGCCTCCTTCAATTCAAAAGAGATAAGCCGGATAACATTCGCAACCATCGGTAGCGTGAAAAGCCATCCGGAACTTTTTGCCCACTTCAAGAATATTATCGTGGACGAGTGTCACCTTGTGAATCCGATAGAGGGAATGTACAAGGATTTCTTCGATGCTGTGAAGTGCAAGGTTCTTGGATTAACGGCAACGCCATATCGTTTGAGTTCCAGCCGTGACTTCGGCTCTATGCTAAAATTCATAACCCGGACAAAGCCCCATGTGTTTTCAGAGGTCATTTATCATGTACAGGTATCGACCTTGCTTGATATGGGCTATCTCTCAAAGGTGAACTACTATCCGATGAATCCTACCGGATGGAACGAACTCAATTTGAAGATAAACACTACCGGAGCCGACTATACCGATAAGTCAGTCCAAAAGGAATATGAACGGATAGACTTTTATAGTTACATCGTTCATATCGTCCAAAGGCTGATGAATCCGAAAGCAGGAGGCAAGAGGAAGGGTATTTTGGTATTTACCCGGTTTTTGAAAGAAGCGGAACGATTGACGATGTCCATACCCGGATGTGTCATTGTTTCCGGTGATACTCCAAAGAAGGAACGTGAAAGAATACTCGAAATGTTCAAGGTCGGGGAAATACCTGTAGTAGCCAATGTTGGTGTACTTACTACCGGCTTTGATTACCCAGAACTTGACACAGTTGTTATGGCCAGACCTACCATGTCGCTTGCGATGTATTACCAGATTGTAGGCCGTTGCATCCGTCCATACAAAGGAAAGACGGCGTGGTTTGTGGATTTATGCGGTAACATCAACCGTTTCGGTGAAGTTTCCGATTTGCATTTGAAAGATACTGGAAATGGCAAGTGGGCGGTATTCTCGAAAGGACGACAATTGACAAATGTAAGATTTTAGGATATGGCAAGGAAAAGTGACCGTCCGGTTATCAGACCGGACACCTGTTCGAAATGTTGTCACGGGACACCGGTTCCGGTAATGAAAGGCAATCCCAAAGTGGTTTATTGCAATTTTTTCAACAAACGTTTTGTTGCGGATAGCAAACGAAATTGTGATTATGCGATTTGATTATGGAATATTACATACCTATTAGCAGGCGACTATTTGAGCACCAATTGTGGTGCGAAGAGCGCATATATTCGAGGTTTGAAGCATGGCTTGATTTGATTCAGAGCGCACGATTTGAAGACACGAAACAACTTATCGGCAATAGGTTTATAGAGGTTAAGAGGGGCCAGATTCTTGCTTCATTGCGGTTTTTAGCTGGTCGTTGGCAGTGGTCTACAAAGAAGGTAAATTCATTCTTGGATCTACTGATACAGGACAAAATGATAATAAAGGAAACACCAAAGGAAACAGGACAAACCGTTATAACTATCTGTAATTACGATAAATACAATTCGCAAATCATACAAGAGGAAACGGAAAAGAAACAGCAAGGAAACACTAAGGAAACACCTCGGAAACAGCAAGGAAACAAAGTTAATAAAGATAAGAAAGAAAATAATATAGGAGATTCTGACGAATCTCTTGTATGTGGGACTTCGCAGCCCCACGCCGAACATATCGATTACTCCGAACTTGTCAAATTCTTCAATGAAGAAACAAAAGGTGTATTTGGTACGGTCAGGACTCCGCTTTCTGATAGCCGTAAAGGGATGATTAACGCACGTATAAAATCTTATGGCAAAAAGACGTTTGCCGACATGATTCATAGGGCATACCAAAGCGATTTCTTGAAAGGGCAGAACAAAAAAGGCTGGACAGCATCTTTCGATTGGCTTATCAAACCAACGAATTTTGAGAAAGTAATATCAGGTAATTATGACAACAAGAATAGCAGAAACTATCCGGCAATTCCAAACGGGGCAAAATCACGAGAGGAACAAACAGACCGTGAAATCCTCGAATATGCCGCAAAAGCTTTCGGAAAGGACACGGTTAGTAGTAAATAGATACGGGGACGGTGAAAGTTTCGCTAAAAAGTTCAATCCTTCATTACAGGTTGTATGTGCTCAAAATGTGGAACGTTCGTTCAAGGGGAATGCGCCTTCATTGGCTTTGCTCGGAGAAACCTATCCAGATGAACAGGTGAATACTTGGATAATTGCTCAACTGATGGACTTGTACAAGTTTGCCGGTGTAAAAGAGAAGCCTACATTCCAACAGGTTTTGGAGCTTTCCGTGATGATACGTGTGGAATACTATTACCTGAAAGCTTCCGAATTGTTGCTTTTTTTCTTCAAGTTGAAAGCTGGCGAATATGGCACCTTTTACGGTGTTGTGGATCCTATGGTGATCATGTCTGTTCTAATTGAGTTCAAAGCATACAGAAAAAGGCAACTGGAGAAATACGACCGGGAAGAACAGGAAAGACAACGAGAAAAAAGATACGAGAAGCAAGACAAGAACTCCGTACCATTTCCGGATCATTTGGAGTTTCTGAAAAAGATTATGGAATCAGAATAATCAAGCTAAGAAAATGAAAACAGTAGAAAAGTTAAGAATAGCACCTATTGGCACCATTGTAAACTTCGCAGATCGGACACTGATAATAAAGCGTTTCCAAGCTATCGTAAAGGGTAAAATGGTAATTTGTCGCGGATGCGTTTTCCGTAGCAAGGGTGGTGCGAATAGTTGCAAGTATATGACGGCTTGTTTTGCCAAATATAGGCCGGATAGTGAGAGTGTGGTGTTTGAGGAGGTGGATACAAAATTGAAATAATTAAAATTATCATGGAATATATAGAATTTCTAAGAAATAAGATGGCTATCAGCCATCAAACAGGATTTGAAATTAATTCGGAAGAAATT